AACCCGCCTTGTTCATCTGCAATCGCGATCTTGTGGCCTGTGCTGATGGTCTGGAGGAATGTGGCGATGGCATCCAAAATCCATGACGGCGGTGCGGCTTCACCCATGTCAAAACTGATGGTCGCAATGCTGTTTGCGTGTGGCCAGTTTTGCCCATCAGTACAAATCAACGCTTCTACATTTTGTGCGGTTAGCCAGTTAGCATCGCTTGCTTCTGATCGGCTCACCAGCAGAACATTATTATAAGCTTCGATCGCCATATCAAACTCCTTATCGTTTAGTTTCTACGCCCTGACGAGCGAGAAGAATACTCAGCGAGGACGGCGGCTTGTCTGGAGTAACATTCACCTCGTCCCTTATCGCGTCGTAGGCTGTTTCCAGAATAAAGAATGTCCGCACATTGTCCAAGCTGATGGATGCCGCTGATCCTGTCAAACCGATTATTCGCATAACGTGACCAGCCCTCACCGCTGATCGTTGCCCTGCATCAGAACGATTACTTGCCTTGCGAAACATCTGGCCGCTAATGGTAAATCGTGAGGACTGTTGTGGGTCTTTTCGTTCACTTAAGAACCGATCCCGTGCGTCTTCCGCTCGTCCGCTGGTCGTTCCGCTGGGAACTGACACAACCTGATCCCGCACAGGATACAACACTTGCGAGTCCGTATTAGCCGCTGAAGCCGTCCGACTACTACCATCATACGCATCGGCGGCATTCCTTAACTGGAGCGCACTCTGGGTAATTTCACCGTTACGGATTGATGAAAGCGGAACTTCCCAGTCGATTTCAGCGACCGACCGAGCGTTATAATATGGCAACCGATTTTCCCATACGGCAAAGTAATATGTATTATCACTGGAATCACCAAGTGGAGCCAATGCGTTCACGATATGGTCTGCGGTGAACGTGTCTACATCAAGGGTCATGTTGACGTTTCCAGCGACTGTATCTATGTTTGATTGATCGGATGAAATGTCTGGACACTCAGCCGTCAATGTGGTTTTGATAATACTATCAACGGTGTTGGTTCCTCCGCTGTAATTCACCGTGGCCACTCGTTGATCCCGCATTGATGACCAGTATCCCATTGCCGTCAATCTCAGGCTTTGATTTGCTCCAGACCATGCGATGCCAGCTTCCATAATGCGGCCTTCCCAACGTAGTTCTCTCCCTTCGTAAATAACCATGTGCTTGAAATGTCGCCCTGGAAATTGCTCTCGTGCCAAATACAGCCATGCGCGTCCCAGTTCCATCGGGACTTCAACAGTCGCTTGCCTGAAACCACCATGCAAACCAGTCGTGTAACGTAAACTCGTGAGGTTAATCAAATCATCCAACAACGTCAGGTCGGAATAACTGTTATATATAAGGACACGAAAACTCATTATCCGATCACCAGATACCGAGGCCGAATCACCACCGACACTTGACCACCATGCGTGATGTTGGCACTGGACGTATCATCTACAAGGAAATAAATGCGACTTCCTGCAGGGTCGATATACGGCACGGTTCCTTCCTGTTGTGGCCTTGATTGAAACACATCAGACGTATCCCATAAACTTAGCGATGATTGAGGAGAAATGGAATCCAAAACCACCACGTTCTGTGCGCTTGCTTTACTGACATAATTTGAACCGAAATCTGCTGGCATCAGCATCACGGCATCGAAATCGATGGTAGATTCCCCTGATCCGCTGGTGCGGTAATATGCCAAGCGTAACGTGAACGCTCCAAGCGTGCTGTTGGTCGGTAATGTGGTCGGTGGAATGACTAAACTTCCCACATCCAACCATGTGTAATACCCAGTATTCAACGCCGTATAATGCCCTGCGACACTTGGGTCTTGCGTTACCCCACCATAGGCATATCCCATAGCAACCGCCCATGCATCGCTTGTGTCTTTGGCTCGTACTAATGCCCTGTAGGTTCCTCGTGGAGGCGATGAAATGCTTTTCGTTGCAACAAGTGGAGCGGCGGCAGTACCAGCTACTCCAGCGGCTTTGATGGCTCCAGAACACGCGACGAATTGCTCCGACCGACTCAACGTCGGTGACATTGTTGTCGAACCGTCCCCGCCTGGTTCGGTAAAACCGCCGTTTCCTAATGCCGTTGTTTGAACATCATACCGTTCTGTTTCGCCTGAACCGATCGACATAGTAACAGCACCAGTGCTTGTATCAGCACTTATTCCCATCACTACCAAATCGCCAAGGGCTGACGTTACTGCATCCGATACACTTGTACCAGTACCCGACGTTTCTTCACCGTTGGCCATTGGCGTTGTCTGATCGACGTTGTAGCAACTAATGACCCCGATGTTGATTTCGTCTGCCGTGCCGCCCATCGTCGCCACGACGTTTGAGGTTTCCGCTGTTGGGTTTGCCCTATACCAAATACTAACGCGAATCGTGTACGCACCAATCGTTTGCGACTGGTCATTCAATTTGGTGAATGCTTCGTCACCGCTCCAGACTACGGTTTCTGGAACCGTATATGCACCCGTGCCATCCTTGGCATGAACGATAGCGATTAAACACGTATTCCTTGTTGTTGCCGCTACCGTGTGCGCTTCAGTGATACTGGTAGCATTAGTAGTCACTCCTGTCGACGTGTTATCCACTTGTACTTGGGTCATATGCCGTGCATACACACCACCAGAAGTATCACCGTCCGACGTTTCCAAAGTCCATGAGTCGAAATCCTCTGCTTCATGCCAGAACCCAGCAATTGCATCGTACTGCCTTGTTCCATGTCTGGCTCCAGCCCATAAAGCCGTGTGCGCTTGATCCTCTGCGTATTTCAATTGTATAGCGGCTGGAATGTCGCCTAATGTTGGATGTACGTCGATATAATTTGTATGTGCTTGTGCCGCATCGTCTAGATGGTTAGCAATGGTCGAACTGGATACCCACGCCGTAGGAATGGATGCCGCTTTGACGGCGATGATCCCATCCCAAAGTACCGTAACCGTGCCGCCACTACTGTCACTGGTTCCTGTGATCGATAGCTTAAACGATACGGTATTACTTGGAGCCGTCTGGTTTTCCTTTTTTATTTGTGTCCAATCTGCGGTCACGCCAGTGGTTACGTCTGTGGACGTTTGAGAAATTACGCCGCCGCCTGAGTCTTGCCATTGAAACCTAATACGAATGCGACCATTCGAGCCTGATTGTGCCGTGATCTTATACCAGCCTCCAATTGACCAAACTTCTCCAGCAGTTGCCGTAATAATCTGATCTCGTGAGGTACTTCCTGATCCAGTCGAATTTGTGAGCGCGATCTGGAGACACGCATTCCCATAATATGCATCTGTGGTAATTCTTGTGGTTGTGACGGTATGGTCGCCATCCTTTGCTTCAGTCCAATCAGCCAATGCTGTTCCAGCAACTTCAAAACTGGGGTCTTTGACATAGTTTAAAATGGTTTCTTCTGCACCCTCACCAAAAGGATCACATTCCAAACTCAACACGGCATTTGCAATGTAGGGATTACTGGTCTGCATTGCGGAAACTTGCGTCCATGCCGTCGGTGGTATTGTGAGATAGCCGTTTTGAATGCGAAATGTAACATTTAGTGCATTTCCACCAGGGTTCCATGTTACCTTCCAAGGGTTGCCGATATTACTTATGGCGTTTTCCTTGGCCGCTGTAATTGCTTTGTTGATATTCTGGATTGCCGTAGATAAGTCGTCGATGTCGCTGGCAGTTATATATAACCCCATTGATATCACCCGCTTGGTGAACTGGTGTGCAATCAAATCCCAACGAGAACCAAAGATGTTGGACGATTCCACCTGTTGGCGAGTGGGGTTGCCCATGTTTAACGTTCCAGCCCGTGCCGTATACGTTGCCCCGATTAGATCGTGCGTTGTCGTGCCGTCGGTAAGGTTCAACGTCTGCGCCATCTATGCTCCTCCGCTAGCTTCTAGCCGTTCGGCGGCTTTGCCCAAAAGGTTTTCCAACGATCCTTGTACTTCCTCGCTTCCAATGTGCAGTGTGATCGGCAAACTTGCAAATGGGTCGCTAGATCGACCACCTGTTAGCCGATCCATAACTGTAGACCAGCCGCCTTCAATTCGTTCACCTGTCCCACCATAGACCGCCCCTGCTTCTGCTGTACCAGCCCGTTCATCTGCGACTCGTCTGTTATATATAGCCATCTGACGCAAAGCTAATTCATGTTGACTCATCTGAATATTCGTAGTAGAGGCTTTTTTGCGTGAAAGTGCTTGTTGATATAACTCGTGTGCGGTTTTCGCTTTGTCCCACGATTTTTCTGCGGCCTCTCCAGCAACTACGGCTTCTTCTTTTGCTCGTTGTGCTGGTGCGGCAGATGCGCCAGTACCCGCTACAGCCTCTGTTAGCCCTGTCATTTTGCCTTTTACTTTGTCAATAATCTTAGACATCGCTGGAAGGTTTTCCCCAGTCAGATCATTGAACTTGCCAATAATCTTGTCGATGCTTGGAACAACTTGTGCGGGCAAGCCTTTCATCAGGTTCTTCGCTTTTCCAGCGAAGTCTTTGATTTTCTCAGTTGCTACAAAGAAAACATCTCCAGCGGTATTCTTAATTCGCTGTAAACTTATCTCCACCTCGCCGATTGAGGGAATTGCTACTCCGGGAATTTTATTGGCAAAGTTTATTAATTCATTCAATCCAACAATGGCCTTGTTAATCATGTTTTCAAAGACTTTGAGAATCCCGTTAATGGCATCTCCAACTTTTTCCCGCACTCCTCCCCAGTTGCGGATCAACGCAACGGCAAGCGCACCAAACGCCAAAACAATCAATGCTGGCCAACTTATTAAAATGCCAAATACAGCCATTAATCCTGTAACAGCCCCGACTAACATACCAAACCCTGCAACCATCGCTGGAAGAAATCCGATCAACAACAAGAACGGTGCTACCAATGCCGCAAACGCTGTAACGGCCAATCCAACAATTGCCACGATTTTGATGATGTTCGGATTCAAGGTTTGTATGCGTTCAGCGAACGATTGCAGATGACCGATTAACGGCATGACAACGGGAATCAATGCCGCTCCAATTTTCTCTTTCAAATCACCGACGGCATTACCCAATTGAATGAACGGGTCGGCATCAGCTTCAGCCGCTCCACCGACCGCACCAAGCACTTGTTCCAATCGTTCCCCAAACTCGGCGTTCTTATCAAACGACATACCAAGGG